ATGCTGTTTTTTATAGAGTGGTCTAATTGTAATTAAAAGAAACAAAACCACTATTTAAACAATAAGTTAACCGAAAGCTCAGTGCGAAAGCTCTGGGCTTTTTTATTTTATGGCGATAAAAAAAACGGCTGGTAACAGCAAAAAAACAGCGACCGGGCGGCCTTTTTCTGCGGGTAAAAGTGGTAATCCTAGCGGAAGGCCGAAAAAAACAGCGGAGCAAATAACACTTGAGGCGCTTTGCAAAGCTAAGACGCCGGACGCTCTAGACACAATCGTTGAAATCATGCAGCGCGGCGAAAACGAACGCAATCGATTAGCAGCTGCGCAATATATTATTGATCGTGCGCATGGCAAAGCTCCGCAAGCGTTGGAATTGTCCGGGCGCGACGGTGGAACAATCGATCAAACAATTACTTTCGTGCGTCGTATTATCGATCCGACAGTAGGATAAATGCCTGAGATTGAGTTTCGCACAGCGCGGGTTTTCAAACCGCTGCTGGCGGCTGCTCGATACAAAGGCGCTTGGGGTGGTCGTGGTTCTGGTAAGTCACATTTTTTTGCTGAAAAACTAATCGAAGATTGTTTCGAATATCGCGGCATGCGCGCTGTTTGTATTCGTGAGGTGCAAAAAACACTCAAAGAATCAAGCAAGCGGTTGATTGAAGATAAATTGAGCGCCTTCGGAATCGGTGAAAAACACGGCTTTAAGATTTTTAACGAAGTGATTAAAACGCCCGGTGATGGCGTAATTACGTTCGTCGGGATGCAAGATCACAACGCGGAATCTATAAAGTCGCTGGAAGGCTTTGGGCGGGCTTGGATTGAAGAAGCTCAGACACTAAGCGCAAGATCATTGTCGTTATTGCGGCCAACAATACGCGCCGCCGGTTCAGAATTATGGTTTAGCTGGAATCCAAGGCGCAAAACTGACCCGGTTGATATGATGCTGCGCGGCGATGATTTGCCTACGGGCGCTGTTGTTATTCGTGCAAACTGGAGCGATAACCCCATGTTACCGCCAGAACTCAATCAAGAGCGGCTGGACTGTTTGCGGACAACTCCCGAGCAATACGATCATATTTGGCAGGGTGGATATGCTGCCGTAAATTCCGGTGCGTATTTTGCGCGACATTTGGCTGAAGCAAGATCAAGCGGGCGCATTGGTAGAGTCGCTGCCGATCCGCTTATGACGATCCACCTATTCTGCGACATCGGAGGAACCGGCGCGAGGTCGGATGCTTTCGCGATATGGGCGTGTCAGATCATCGGTAAAGAGATCCGAGTGATTGATTACTACGAGAGCCAAGGCCAGCCGATCGATGCACATATCAACTGGCTGCGGTCGCGCAATTACACAACAACAAAGTCACAAATTTGGCTGCCGCACGATGGCGGACAGAATGACAGGGTTTATTCAGTCAGTTACGAATCAGCATTCGATGCCGCCGGTTACAAAGTCGAGGTGGTGCCAAATCAGGGCAAAGGCGCGGCAATGCTGCGTATTGAAGCGGTGCGGCGCTGGCTCGGGTCTTGCTGGTTCAATGAGTCTACTACATCGGCAGGCATTGATGCGCTGGGCTGGTATCACGAAAAAATTGACGATGCGCGCGGAATCGGATTAGGCCCAGATCACGATTGGAGCAGTCACGGTGCGGATGCGTTCGGATTGATGGCGATTGCGGTCGAGGATCTTTTCAAAAAATCCGACGAACAATACACGCAACCTGTTTTGACGCATGGCTGGATGAGCTAATTAAAAAAATATATTAATCACCTATAACCCGCTCAAAGCGGGTTTTTTTATGCCAAAAACTACAAAAACCACCGCTGATATAGTCAAGCAAGCCAAAGATTTTTTCACGCTTGCGAGCGACGCGGAGCGAGACAACCGCAAGGCTGCACTTGATGACATCGAGTTTTCGTTGCTTGGTAAGCAGTGGGAGCAAGCCGACATAGAACGCAGGCAGTCGCGCGGGAAGCCGTGTCTGACGATCAATAAATTAGTCGCTTATGTCCATCAGGTTGTAAATAACTCAAGACAAAACAAACCATCTATTTCAGTTAAGCCGGTCGACGACAATGCCGACCCGGAAACCGCAGAAATATACACCGGCCTAATTCGCAACATCGAATCAACATCAAAAGCCGATCTTGCATACGATACCGCCGTTTTGCATGCTGTTGCCGGTGGCTATGGGTACATCCGGGTCAATGTCGATTATGCGCATGATGACACGTTCGACAAAGACATCAAGATTGATCGCGTCGCCAACCAATTCGCCGTGTTTGGCGATCCGCACAGCATGGCCGCCGATTCGAGCGATTGGAACGAATGCATGATCGTCGATCGAATCACAAAAGCCGAATTTAAAGCGAAGTATAAAAAAGATTCTGCGGAAGGTTGGGAAGATTCCGACGGCTATACCGGTCTTGAAGCTGATTGGCTGGACGAGGACGGCATTCTGATTGCTGAATATTGGGCACGCGAAGAAGTCGTTAAAACAATCTGCTTGCTTAACGACGGTTCCGTTGTTGATGCTGAAGTCTACGCTGAGCAGGCGGATTATTACGAGGCCGTCGGGGCGAAAAAGGTTGACGAGCGACAAACGCGCGGTTGGAAAGTGAAACAATTTATCGTAACCGGCTCGGAAGTCCTCGAAGAAAACGACTGGGCGGGCAAATTCATCCCGATCGTACCGGTTTATGGCGATGAAATCATCGTATCAGGCAAGCGGTATTTTAAGAGTTTGATCCGCGACGCCAAAGACCCGCAACGGATTTTTAATTATTGGCGCACGAAAACGACTGAACTAGTCGCGCTCGCACCGAATGCGCCGTGGGTCGGTAAAGAAGGTGCATTTTCCGTTGACTCGCACAAATGGGCGACAGCGAACATCGAAGATCATGCATTTTTGCAATACAAAGGCAATGATGCACCGCAGCGCCAAGCTTTCGCGGGCGTTCCAGCCGGGGCGCTACAAGAAGCAATGAACGCAAGCGACGATATAAAAACAGTGCTTAACATGCACGAGCCGAGTATGGGCGCGGAATCTAACGAGACGTCCGGGCGCGCAATCATGGCGCGTCAACGCCAGGGAGAAATCGGTAACTTCCATTTTGTAGACAATCTTTCGCGCGCGATCCGTCACGTTGGGCAAATCGTGATCGATCTGATCCCGCACGTTTACACAGGTGACAGAATTGTCCGAATTCTCGGCGAAGACGGCAAAGACGCCAAAAACGTGCGCATCGGTGAAGAGGCGCAAGAAATCGAGAATGAAAACGGCGAATTAACGCGCGTTTATGACTTGTCGGTCGGTAAATATGACGTTGTTGTGAGCGCCGGGCCATCGTTTGCCACTAAGCGCGAAGAAGCGGCGACGCAGATGACTGAATTTATCAGATCCTATCCAGCAGCCGCGCCGCTAATTTCTGATCTGTTGGCTAAAAATCTAGACTGGCCAGGCGCTGAAGAGATGGCAAAGCGATTCAAGGCAATGCTCCCACCACAAATACAAGAAGCCGAGAACGGCGATCAACCGCCACCAGAAGTCATGCAATTGCAACAGCAATTAGAGCAAACGCAAGCCGAAGCACAGCAAATAATCCAGCAATTACAGCAGCAAATTCAAGAGGTTTCACAAAAAGCGCAAGCGACAACGGCGGATAAGACGCTTGAAATTGAGAAGCTCAAAATCGATGCATTCAATGCTGAAACAAACCGGTTAAAAGTTGTACAGACCGGCATGACACCTGAACAGGTGCAGGCTGTTGTTGCGGAGGCAGTGCAGGGCGTATCTGCAACCCCAGAGCCATTGATTGAGCAACCAAAACCGCGCAGTAAAGTATCGCGTGCGGTAAAACTGGATGACGGCTCTTGGCAGGTTTACACCGAATATTTAGACCACCAACCGCAAGAGCAACCGGAAAACAACGAAGAGGAGCAAATGATTAATGGCTAATGCAATATATCCAAAATGGAAGGAAGCACTTCTACAGAATTCGGCAGATTCCGATCTAGACGGCACAGGAACGACGGGCGTTTATGTGGCGCTGGTAGATACAGGCACCTATACTTACAATTCCGCACATGAGTTTTATTCGTCATTGTCTGGCATTGTTGGAACGGATCAGGAAATAGGCGCGACGAAGAGCTACACTAACGGCGCGTTCGATGGCGCTGACGTGACGTTTACGTCGGTTTCAGGTGCTACTGTAGAAGCTTTGGTTCTGTATCGCAAGAATGCCGGCGCCAACACAACGTGGCGGCTGATTGCGTACATTGACACCGGTGTGACTGGTCTGCCAGTAACTCCGAATGGCGGCAATATTTCAATTGCTTGGCACGCGTCTGGCATCTTCTCGCTGTAATGGCGTTAACGATCAAATATCAAACGAAGGCGCAGCTACTCGCTCGCTTTCGTGAGCGTTATCGGACAGCCACAAAGCACGAACTAGCGAAGCTTGCCGCGTGGCTTTACGATAGATATAGCGACGGTGACTTGACCGCGACGCAGATCCGCAATGCTTTCAATCTTGACACGCAAGCAAAGTGGGACGCTTTCCGGGTCAAGATTCAAACCTTGCGGGATCAATACACAGCGATTGATGGAGCAGTGGGCGAATGATAGTGACAATTTCAGACGATATTCAAGGATCGCCGCGTCTTGTTTATTACCAAGTGACGGATGATTTTGGGGTAATTCATAACTATGGCCCGGTGATTACTTCTGACCCTGCGTTTGATGCCGAGGCGCATAAAACCGTGGTTTTGGATAGTGTCACAGCATCGCTTGCTGAATCTGAATTTAATCAGGTGATCGGATAATGGCTACATACTACGTTGACGACGGCGGCGGGAAGGCGGTATCTGCAGCGACAAATGCGAACCCTTGCCAGGTGACAGTCACAGGGCACGGGTTCAGCACGAACGATAAAGTAGTGTTTCACAACGTCGGCGGCATGACGCAGATTAATTTCACGAATGGCAGCGCCGGATATACGGTTACAGTCGTTGACGCCAATAACTTTACGATCGGCGTTGATTCGACTGCATACGGCACTTATACAAGCGGCGGG